CGGGATGCAGGCACCAGGAATCCGCAGAGGACAGCCCCAGGCAGTCAACTACGGTGGTCTTGCTAGTTTGTTGGAACCTAAACTTACTGAGAGGCGGCGACTTTCGCTGTTGTGACATGGATGAAATTCTCGCTCAGTTGTTCCCGCAAGCACCGTCCTACTTTCCTGGTCTGTTAGGGCAGGAGCAGGCCAATCTGCTTCAGCAGCAAGCGCAACGACAGGGTTTGCTAGGCATCGGCATGGGGTTGTTGCAAGCCGCAGCCCCGTCTACCACTAGGCCGAGCCTTGGTGCTGGTATCGCGCAGGGGTTGGCGACTGGCCAACAGATGGCGCAGAACGTCTATGCTCAGCGGCTGCAAGAGCAGCAGATCGCGCAGAAGCTGGCAGAGCAACAGCGACAACTTCAACAGCGAGAAACAATGCGGAGATTGTTCCCGCAAGTGTTTCAGCAGACTGTTGAGCGTGGTGCGGTGGCTGGCGAAGAAGGCCCGATTCCGACCGCTCAACCACGTGTATCGATTGACCCGCAAAAGCTATCAATGCTTGCGATGGCATCTGACAATCCGTTGGACGCTCTTAGCAACATTGGGAAAACTGTTCAACAGCTTCGTCAAGCTGGTCTGACTACCGGAGCGATTGGAGAAACTGACCCGTTTACTCCGTTCCTGGCAAGTGATAACGAAAACATCAGGAACATGGCGGCGAACTATTCGCGCTCGTTTAGAACTGGTGCGCTTGATGAGCCTGCAATCAATCGGGCTGTTGAAGTGATGAGTAAGATGCTGGAAACAGCAGGGAAGCCGACAGGGTTGAGTGGCGAATATGCCAACCTTGCTCTATCAAGGTTTGGAACTGCGGATATTCGTAAGCTAACTCCTGAACAACGCACACAACTTGAAGGATTGGTACAACAACAAAAAGCAGCGGTTGCTGCTGCGGGGCGTCCATCATTGGACGTTAAAGTTGGTGAAACTGCTGGCGCCACGTTAGCAAAAGGGTTAGGCGAGAGAGTTGAATCGTCGGAAGCAGAGGCACTAGCAGCGCAACAGTCACGGCAAACGATTGCCAACCTTAAAAACGTCATCGGTCAAGGCGTCATGTCTGGCCCGTTGAGCGCACAAACTGCTGTGATTGCAAGGGTTGGGGCTACTCTTGGCATTACAGGTCAGACAGTTCAAGAAACGCTTAACCGCACGACTGAAGCGTTGCAAGGGTTGGCAAGCCTAGAGTTGAACGCAGCCCAACAAATGCGTGGGCAAGGAGCGATTACAGAAGGTGAGCGAGCGTTGATTGCTCGCGCTGCTGCTGGCAATCTGCAACAGTTGACTGCTGGCGAGGTTGTGTCGCTACTCAATGCTCTGGATAAAGTATCTACCAGGAAGATCGAAACGCATAAACGCAATGTCCAACGGCTCAAGAAAGTTTTGCCGGAGGAGTTGCAAGGGTATGCTGATGTATTTACCACTGACTTCCCCGAGCCGACAATTTCTACTAGTGCTCCTGGTGGCGCAAGAGGTGCCGCTGTAGCTGCTGGACTTGTAACGAGGTAATTATGACTCCTACGCAACGACTACAGGCACTTCAGCAAGAGTTGCTTACGGCACAAGATCGAGATGCGCTAACCCCACAAGGACAGCAAGTCTTAAAAATGCTGCAAAGTGGCGTTGCCACCGGAGGTGTTGGATCATTTGTGCAGGGTTTGTCGATGAACTTGTCGGACGAAGCGATAGGAGCAATTCGCTCTTATCTGTCTCCAGTTCCTAGTCAAGTATCGGAAACGCTGAGTAAATTTGAGCAGGCAAGGCAGGCCGAAATCGGCGGCCCTGCAATGCCTCAACTTACACCAGCACAAACAGGCGCAGCAATCGAGCGTCTTGGTTTGCAGCAGTACGGAGAGCAATTCCCTGTTCGCGCAATTGCTAGTGAACTAACTGGAGCGGTTGTTCCTGGGATATTGATGCCAGCCACAACTATTCCAAAGATGATCGGAATCGGAGTAGCAACAGGGGCTGTTTCCGGGGCTGGGCAGGCTGAAGGTGGGGCGGCAGAACGGATGACGGGCGCAGCGATTGGCGCTCCTCTAGGCGGCGTTGGCGCAGGTGTTGGTGGCGTTGCTGGACGAGTAGTTGGTAAAGGCTACCGCAGCATGGTGGATGCCATGTTTAAACCACCGGAACGTGCCGGTGTTGAGTCTGCTCGGCAAATGCTGAAGGAGGCGATTACTGCTGATGTTGGCGATATTGACCAAGCGATTGCTCTCATCATGCAGCGTACTGGCAAGCCTTATACGCTTGCTGATATTGGCCCGAATACGCGAGCTTACTTGGACGCTGCTTATCAGATTCCAAGTCCTGGCAAGAAAGAGGCAGACGCATTCCTGCGAGAACGCGATAAAGGGATGTTGTCACGCTTAACCAGCGACATTCAGGAAGCATTCGGTAGTCGCGCATCGTTTTTCGACGAGTTCAACGCTCTAAAAACGGCTCGAGGTGAACTTGGCAGCAAACTTTACGACAGAGCATTTAGAGTTGAGATTCCTGTTAACACGGAATTGACCTCGATCCTTAGAACTCCATCTGCTCAAGCAGCGTATGACCGCGCTGCAAGGATCGCTGCTGATCGTGGAATCGAGCTTCCAAAAGTAACCATCACTCCTGATGGTAAGTTGGTTACTCCAAAGGGTGACGAGGTAAAAGGGATTAATACAGAGTTCCTGCATTTCCTGAAGATGGGTCTTGATGACGTTATTTTCACTGGCAAGGCTCCAACATCAGGCATTGGAAGAACTGAACTCTCTGGTCAGAAAGAAGTGCGGCAACGATTGCTAAACATGGTTGACCGTAATAATCCTGCATACGGCAGAGCTAGAAACTATTGGGCAGATGACACCGCGGCAATGGATGCTATGCAGCAAGGCCGTGATTTTATGAGGCTTGACTACGATGAGCTTGCCTCCGATCTGCGGAAAATGTCGTTGTCAGAAAAAGAGGCTTTCCGTCTCGGTGCGATGCAAAACTTGTTAGACCGTATTGGTGGCGCACAGGTCGGCGAAACTGTTCTGCAAGGCACGATGACTGATGCTAAGAAGTTGCTACAACCGCAGACGGTTAGGATGATGCGCCTAACCTTTCCGACTGGAGATGTTGGAGATAAAGCATTCGATAAGTTCATTGGCAACTTAGGCGATGAACTGCAAATGAAGTCAACCAGTCAAACGGTATTAGGTGGATCGCAAACGGCTGGCCGGATGGAAGCCGCGCAAAAAATTAAGATGGAAGCTGCCAGAGAAATACCGCAAGCGTTGAGCTTGACTGGTGTGCTTATGCAAGCAATGCGCCGAGATGTTGGTGCATTGTCAGATGCCCAGATGCGGTCAACTGCAACTGAGTTGTCACGCATCCTGTTGGAGCGCGATCCGAAAGCGTTGCAGACAATTTCCAAAGAGCTTCAACAGCAGACGTTGGCTGACATTCTTCGTAAACGTGCGCCAGAGGTTCCGGCTGCGCTGGGTAGAGGATTGGTTAGTCCGTTCTTGTTTGGCGAGATTGGTGGCAGTATTGGCGGCACAGCGATACCTAGCGGCTTATTGATGGGGCAGTGACATGGCAAAAGTAAAAATCAGCGAGTTCGACACCAATCCAGACAACAACACTGATATTGACAACATCAATATCGCTGAGAACTGTCCTCCGGCGAACATCAACAATGCCATCCGCGAGTTGATGTCGCAGTTGAAAGACTTCCAAGCTGGCAATCAGGCATCGAACCAACTACTAGCCGCTGGTGGCGGGACTGGCCTATCGTCATCTGGTACGTCTGGCAACGTCCTGACTTCTGACGGTAGCGGGTGGGTATCGTCTGCGCCTAACTACGTGCCGACTGGTGGAATGGTGATGTGGGGGACTGCCTCTGCTCCGACGGGCTACCTGCTCTGTAACGGTTCTGCGGTGTCGCGGTCTACCTATTCGGCGCTGTTTGCGGTAGTCGGTACGGCATTTGGATCGGGTGACGGGTCTACTACGTTCAACCTGCCAGACTTCCGAGACCGCTTCCCTGTCGGTGCTGGCACGACGTACAGTGCTAACTCAACTGGTGGTAGCAAAGACGCAATCGTTGTCAGCCACACTCACACTGGAACTTCATCTGTAAGCGATCCTGGTCATACACATTACACGACTTATCCATACGCATATCAGGGTGCTACCCCAACACTACAAAGCGGATCGTTTAATTTCTTGTCGTTCGCTGACACAATGTCACACGCATTTACTGGCGTTACTGTTGCCACTAGCATTTCAACAACCGGATCGTCTGGTACGAATGCTAATCTACCGCCCTACCTGGGGGTCTACTTCATCATCAAGACATGACAACCGCAAACGAAGTCGAGGCTAAGCTAATGACGCATGAACAGGTTTGCGCTGTCCGCTATGAGGGCATCAACGCTCGTCTCAAGCGTCTTGAACAGATACTCATCGGAAGTGCTGCGTTCATCATTGCTTTACTGCTTGGCCTTGTTATGAAGGTGTGAGATGGTAGAGATCGCGGTCGCGCTTGCTGCTGCACAGGCTGCGGTCGCAGGCATCAAACAAGCCATCCAGGTTGGTAAAGACGCCAAAGAGTGTCTAGGCGAATTCATGCAACTGTTTGACGCGCAGGATCAGATACAGAAAGCGTCAACAGATGAACGAGCAAAGCTGCCGGAGCAACAGCAGAAGTCTGCAATGTCAGAGGCTCTCGAGTCCGTCATTGCTGCGAAGAAAATCCGCGACATGACTGATGAGTTGAAGCAATATCTCATCTGGTCAGGACAGTCTGACATCTGGGACGAGATCCAGAGAGAACGCAACGCTATCATCCAGAAGCGCAAAGCTGCTGAGTTGGCGGCAAAAAAGAAGGCCGAGGAAGATGCCGAGCTACGTCTTAAGCAGCGGAAAGAGCGGATGCTGCTGGCTGTAGTGTTAGGGATCGGAGGCATCATCTTCTACCATTCTGTCGCTTACATCTGGTCGTGGTATCAGGCGAACCAGTGAAGTACCTCGCTGGTGTCATGTTCTTCGTTGTAGTGCTGATGGCAACGCTTGCAGGGATAAGCCGATGAACACAGAACAGATTGAAGTCAGAACGTGGTCGGTGGTGGTGCTGACGCTGAACTTTATTTTGTTCGGCAGTGTTGCAGCTATCCTCTATGCGGTGATGTTCGTCGAGCATGACCTCGAGCGCATCAGCCCTATCGACCAGCAGTTCCTTGCGATCCTGAAAGACATTATGTTGTTGTGTATCGGCGCTGTCGGGGGGTTGGTAGGCAGGAAGGGTGCCTATGCTGCGGCTAACTTTGTTGCAAAGGAAAAAGATGATGCTTCCACTCGGCCCACTCCTTGACATTGGCGGCAAGATTCTTGATCGAGTCTTGCCTGACCCTGCTGCTGCTGAAGCTGCCAAACGGGAGCTTGCAAAGCTAGAGCAGGACGGTGAACTGGCGAAGATGGCTCAGCAGACAAAGCTGTTTGAGTTAAACGTCGAGAACACGAAGTCCGCACGAGAGATGCAGGTGGCCACCAGGAGCCGCATCCCTGCTGTGCTGTCTATCGTCACCGTTGCTGGGTTCTTTGGCCTGCTGATCGGTTCTGCGCTGGGGTACATGAAATTAACTGGCAGCGATGTAATGATGCTGCTGCTGGGTGTCCTGGCTCGAGAGACTGCATCGGTTTACAACTTCTGGTTGGGTTCGTCCAACTCCAGTCAAACGAAGGACTTGATGAAGAAATGATCGACACTTGGAAAGACTCACTTGCTCGCGTCCTCCATCACGAGGGAGGATTCGTTAATCACAAGGATGACCCAGGCGGCGCCACCAACCACGGTTGCACGCAGAAAGTTTGGGAGGAGTTTTGCGGTCATCCTGTCAGCATCGACGACATGAAGGCACTCACGCACGATGACGTTGCCCCGCTCTACAAAACCAAGTATTGGGATCGGGTGAAGGGTGACGATCTGCCAGCAGGGATTGATTTCTGCGTGTTTGACGCATCAATCAACTCAGGTGTTGGCAGAGCATCCAAGTGGCTTCAGGAATCTGTTGGAGTCCAGCCTGACGGTGTTATCGGGCCGATGACGCTGCGAGTCGCACAAGCAATGGTTCCGAATGACCTTGTGAACCTGTATTGCGACAAGCGGCTGGCGTTCCTGAAGGAACTCAAAACCTGGGATGTGTTCGGTAAGGGCTGGGAACGGAGGGTGGAAGAAGTCCGCTCCCATGCGCTCACAATGATCGCAAAAGCCGGTTGATGTACCACTGAGCCTTTTCGAGATCCTCTCTGCCGTTTTTCTTCTTCCACCGCCAGAGATACTTAATCGCGTTTCCAGTGCAGAAAGCCTCCATGCCTTGCAGTCCTTCCGTAGCGACTGCAATGGCATCAATGCACTCAACAGCCCCTTTGTAGTGGTCGGGGTTGGTAGGGTCAGAATGGGGCGTCATCTCGTGCCTTCGGTTCAGCCAGTGTTGCCCATCCATCCCAGCCGACAGGAACTGACTCCACCTTGAGAGTCAAACCTTTAGCGGTTTGCATGACAACGCCGATCTTCTGCCAGCGTTTTTTTTCCTCTCCTTGCTTGTTTGTATAAGTTCCAGTGCTAGCGATCACTTCGTATGCGATGGGCATAGTTTTTCCATTAGGTTGTTGACTTCAGACAAAAACTCTTTGACCTTGCTCTCGAACTTCTCGATCTCCTCCTCTGTCGGCTGGAACCGGACTACAAACAGCCGAAGATGCTCGGGGAACCTGTCATCAAACGACACAAAGTCCACCCACTTCCTGCCGGTACAGCTAAGTTGAGCCAGCATCTGCGGGGTGTACTTCGCAGGAGGTTTCCCGCTTTGGATGTAGTCGAGGTGTGTCGTTGATCGCGGGCACTTGATCTCCACCAGACCGTCAGACCCAACCAGGGCATCAGGGCTGGCACCAAACCAACGGATCAGCGGGTGCTTCACAAACCCAACATCGTCCGTCAGTTCGTAACTCGCTTGATACGCAGCCTTTGCAAGCGGCTCAACATCAATCCCTCGTTGCATATCTGCGTTAACAAACGAATCCTGCGCTCGACCCGTTAGTCGCTCCGTGACCAGTTGGGTTAAGTATCCTTTCCTTGCCTGCGTGTCCTTGCCTGCAAGAATGTCGGCAGCACGAGAGCCTGTCGCATGACCCAGCCTGTCCTGAAACCACTGTTCTGTCCGCTGTTCCATCAGCGATCCCCAGCAATATATCGGTTGAAGTAATCCAGCGATTGTTCCTCGTTATCAGGCTCCACCCACTCCAAAACCCTCTGAAAGCGCCCAGAAGCGGCTTTCCTGCGTCCGGTAGGCATCAGGTATCCCTTCCTCACCAGCGGCGCTATCCGGGGCGTTATCGTGTTAAGCGGGAGTCCTGGCAGACGCTTGGCTAGTTCGTCTGCGGTCAACCCCTTCTTTGCGCTCCTGAACTCGGCCAGCACGACCATCTCGAGTCGGTTGGCATCGACGCTGACTGCAGCCTCGTGGCTGGTTTGCGGGTCGGTGCTGCGAGCTAGTCCTGGCCAGTTCATGCTTTCACCCATGACTGATGGGGGATCGGAAACTTGGGAGCGTGAAAGAACTGCCGCAGGATCAGCGTGTCGGGGTTGTAGAAGGCACCAGGGTTGATTGATTTGATCTGAGCGATGGCCACCTCCAGTTCCTTGTTGTCGTGTTGATAGTCGCGTCCGACTCGAGCAGCAGCGCGGAGCATGGCACGTTGTTGGTCATTCAAAAGAATTGCGGGTTGCATCATTTCACCTCCATGAGTTCGTTTTTGCGTTTGTTCTTAGCTGCTTCGATCAGATTCATTGCCTCAGTACCTTGATGGGCTTTGTAGGCATGACCATAGATCGTCTTAAGTTCGTCTAACGTGGCGCATTTCATCAACTGGTTGACGTACGGTGCTGGGTCGAGTGTTGGGCGTTTTGCCGCGGCGTTACCGTCATCGTCCTCTGGAGCTATGCCACAAGCTGCCATCAGGCTGTAGCGGCGGGCGTATGAAAGCGCCGAGCCGTAGCCCTGTGGGTCTTGCTTTGCAGCAGGTACGTGCAACCTACCGCCTGACATTGTTTCGCCGGACTCGTGAACGAATACGGTCTCGACGATCACTCCGTCCTCGCACTCGTGCGTCTGCTGCATGAGCATGATGCCGTTCCCGTTCAGCCCGTCGATAACAGCCTCTACGCAAGCCGCAAGATCAGCGTATCTGCTTTTGAAGTGCGGGTTTGTGGAGGATTTCAACGCAGGCCCGAAAGCCTTCTGTGCCTTGACCAACGATGATGCGATCTGTTTCATACGTCCCTCGATATTTTTGCCACTTGGTTAGGTATTGTTCCTGTTCGCTCGGTGGTGTCCACCCGAATCGTCGCCACGTTTGCTGCACATCTGTGGCGACGCCGGGAGTCCACTTAAAATCTAAATCCGTGAGATGAGTTGCCAAACAAGGTCTCCTATCGTTGAGGTTGAACCGATACTCCAATCGACTGCTGTGATGCCGAGGACTACTCCTGCTGCGATGATTGCGAGGTGTTTCATTTGCAAGCCTTGTATGCGAGTTTGGAGGACTGCTTCCAGGTGTCGTACTGTTTCTCTGCCAGTTCCTGAATGCGCTGCTTGAGCCATGCTTTCGCATCCTCACCGTTCCAGAGCATCTCGATCACTTGGTCGGTGGTGATGTCGGTATCGCGGTCTAGGTCGCCCCAGACCTGGATGATTTCCTTGACTGTCGCTGAGTCAAGCCAGCAAGCAATCTCGTCGCTCTCCTGCTTTTGCTGACGCTCGAGACTGTCGTTGTAGTTGTCCTCACGAATCCAGTGCAGGTCGATTCCAAAGTCGCTCATGTTGTCCTCGGTTGTTGTTTGTTGACGGTGAAAGAATAGTACAGTAGACTTCATCCAGAGGTCAACTAGAGCGTTCCATTTTTTACAACTTTTACAATTTGAGGTTGCGATGACACCGAATGATGCGATCAACCTAGCCGCTGCCCTGGTGGGCACGAAGGGACGGTTGTGTGAGCAGTTGCAGGTCAGCAAGCAGGCAATAAACGGGTGGAAAACGAGAGGGGTGCCGATCAAGCGAGCTTTGCAGATTCAGGAGTTGACGGGAGGGGTGGTCAAGCTGGGAGACTTGTGTCCGCAGTACGCCAACATCGAAATCGTGCAGATCGAAAATGTCTAGCCTGACTGCTAGGTCGAAAGCTGTGCTTGTAGAGCTGGGCTACCAAGTGGCATTGGTCGAGCACTACAACTCGTTCACTAGGCGCAAGCACGACCTCTGGGGCTGCATTGATCTGCTTGCAATCGGTCACGGCGAGACGGTAGCAATCCAGGTGACAAGCAAGGGTCATCTGTCAGAACGTCGGCACAAGATCGAGGAGGCCGAGGCTTACCCTGAGATGATTCGTTCAGGGTGGCGGGTGGTGCTGCATGGGTGGTTCAAGGAAGGCAACCGTTGGCAGTTGAAAGAGGTTGAACTGTGATTGAAAAGATTGGGGATGCAACTCTTTATCTAGGCGACTGCCGGGAGTTACTGCCGTACCTGCCAGCCGTGGATGCGGTCATCACCGACCCGCCCTATGGGATCAACATCACCAAAAGCAACCGGCTGGCGGTTAGTCGCGGCATGGGCGGCGACAACTGGGACGAAGCGCCACCGGATGTCGCCACCATCAAGGCCGTCTGTGACGCTGGCGACAAGGCGATCCTGTGGGGCGGCAACTACTTCGGCCTGCCGCCAGCCCGCTGCTTTCTGATCTGGGACAAGCAGAACGAGGGCAGGGACTTTGCCGACATTGAGTTCGCTTGGACGAACATCGATGCGGTCGCCCGGATCTTCAGGCAGCGCCCGATGAACATGGACGGCGGCAAGGTGCATCCCACCCAGAAGCCGCTGCGCCTGATGCAATGGTGCATCGACCAAGCGGGCAACCCACAGACGATCCTTGACCCTTTTATGGGATCAGGAACGACAGGCGTGGCGGCAATTCAGATGGGCCGTCAGTTCATCGGTATAGAACGTGAAAAAAAATATTTCGACATTGCGTGCGAGCGCATCGCTAACGCATACGCACAGCCATCACTGATCGAAACAACACCACAACCTAAACCAGAACAATCAACACTTCTATAACCATGATCTACACACTAGCCAACGACACCGCCCGTAAACGCGCATTGCAAGCCGTATCAGCCGCTAAACCGGGTTGGGTGGTATCCATCCAGCCACCCAACAGAACAAGCGCTCAGAACTCGTTCTATTGGGCCACACTATCAGCGATCAGCGAGCAGATACGTCCGCAGGGTCAGGCGCACGATCAGGATGTCTGGCACGCTTACTTCAAGACTCGCTATCTGCCTGGGAGGATGTTGGAGTTGCCCAACGGTCAAATGATGGAGGCAGAGCCGACTACAACAGGGCTGACGAAGGCACAGTTTTCCGACTACGTTGAGCAGGTATTGGCATGGGCGATCAATCACGGGTTGACTCAGACGGACGAGATGTCTGTTTTGCGTGCGGCGAACGACACGACAACGCAAGACTCGTCACTCTCCCTGATGGCTCCATAGTCGGACTACAGTCCAAGGCTTACACGATCTACTGTGAGGCTCAGACTGTGTTGTCTTGGACAAAGCCTAAACGGACAGAGTATCTCGAGCGTGTTGAAAAGGCTCGCGGCATAGCAGGCAGGGAAGAACTGGCAAAGGAGATTCTGAGATGGTACGCAGTAAAGCGTGGCTCAAAGCTGTAGCAAGTCTCGACTGCCAGCGATGCGGTCTGGACGGTCAGACACAAGCTGCTCATGCGAACTGGGGTGCATACGGCAAGGGGATGGGGATGAAAGCACACGATTGCTTTACCGCGGCACTCTGTCAGCACTGTCACTTTGCCATCGACCAGGGGTCGAAGATGACAGGAGAGGAGCGGCGGGAGGCGTGGGAGGATGCGTTCCGCAAGACGTTGGTTGCTCTGTGCGAGGCTGGCAGGTTCAGTGTCAAGTAGTGCGGGGAAAAGGTTCTATAGCAGGTGTTTTCCACTACAAGGAGGTGAAAATGAGTCAAGACAAAAGTGGGCCAGCGTTTCCGTTGCATCCAAACCTTGCGCCAGCATTAGGGTGCGTGAACTCTGTTAGCGATGCAGGGATGTCTGTACGAGACTATTTCGCAGCAAAGGTTTTGCAGGGCATCTATGCACACACTGGTGGTGGATCTCCAGATTGGGCAGAAGATGATATTGATGTTGCAGAACATTGTTATGAAATGGCTGACGCTATGTTGAAAGTGAGGTTGAGATGAAGAAGGTAGCAATAGGTCTGTTGTTCTCTCTGGTGGCTAGTGTTGCTTACGCTGCTTGCAGCACGCACACGTACTTCGTCAACGGCAGGTATGTCACCTGCACTACCTGTTGTTTCGGTAGCAATTGCAATACGAACTGCTATTGATGTAAGATGGTTCTTGTTGGTGTGGAAGCCGACAGAACCGTCTAGCCTGACTCCGACCCCGAGAGGGGTGGCCCTAGCAGCAAACTGGGGTTCTTCCACCGGGGTCAGCCTAGACGGTTTTTCATTTCTACGGCCAACCGCACTCCGAGCGAGATCAAGAGCCTGCATGGGCTGCGCGGAAGAAAACACAGGCCAATCTGACACCCTGATTGCGAGCCTCCCAGCCTGTCTGCGAGGGACTGGATAACGTATGTGCTGAACGGGTGGTAGACCCAGCACAGACGGATGAATCGCAGCCGCTAGGTACTCTGGCTCTGTCACAGGATGACAGCAGTGGGAGAGGAGGAAGCCAGACGCTTGGCTACCACCCTGGGGGAACTATGCTCAGAGAAAACACTGTTAGGCAGAACCTATTGCTAACGGACAATCGATAGAAAAGTTTTTTACACAACACTAGAAATTTGCTTTACATTCCTTCCATCGACAACAAAGGAGTAGGAAGCATGAACAAAGAGACACTCGTAAAACTGCTGGAGTCTGGCGCTTACTTCAACAGATCCGAGAGCAAGATTTATCACGATAGTTTTAAAAAAGGCTGGAGAAAGTTGCGTTGGTCTGACATCTCTTGGAAGGCTGTAGATCGTGCTCATGGGATGTTTGGGGATCAGCGGCTTGTTCAGGAAAACTCTGTTTATCGGTTGGTTTGAACGATGGGCAAACCAGATGACGTAAGCGCCGGGTGCTGGGAGGACTTCCTAGCACACCGGAAAGCCAAGCGAGCGATTGTCACTGAGCGTGTAGTGCAGCGGATACGCACAGAGGCTGATCTTGCTGGCTACACGCTAGAGGAAGCCCTAAACGAGTGTGTAGACCGTGGCTGGCAGGGATTTAAGGCTGAGTGGGTTGCGCCTAAGAAGCCAGCTAAGAAAGAGGATTTGATCTTTGGACGAGTCATTAACATGGGTGATGCCAATGTCAGACGCCTACCCTCTCGCTGAACGGATGATGACGCACCTTGCGACTCTCTACGGGGCGCAGAAGGTCAAATCCATGTACCTAGACGATGACAACGCAATCATGGCTGCAAATCAGTCCTGGCAGTTGTTCCTCGAGTCGGCAAACGTAGAAATCATCAAACGCATCCTCCACACGCTACCAACACTAGACCGGCAATGGCCACCCAGCCTTGCAGAGTTTGTACGGATGTATCGAGACTTCGACCGCGTAGAGCACAGAACCTATGACGCGCTGCCAGCCCCGAAGGTTCAGACAGATGTTGGTCGGGCTGCACTGGCAGAGATGAAAGCAAAGCTGCGGGTTTCCCCCAATACCAAACTATGACAGACGAGCAGAAAATAGTGGATGCGCTGATAGCCGACTGCAAGGAAATAACGGAGTATCACCTTGCTGGCTATCGGTTCAAGTGGAACGGGAAGCAGGTGATCCGCAGGACGATGGCAGCGAGGTTGGAGAGGCTTACGTTTGCTGGGTTCGGGGATCGGTTCCCGGTAATCATCAACAACAACCGGAAAACAAAATGAGCCTGTGTCCTGTATGCGGATCGTGGCAGAGCAAGGTAAAGGAGTCCCGCCGAGACACTCGATACGGATGGAAGTGGCGACTACGCGACTGTTCTAACTGCGAGCACAGGTGGTCAACGTACGAGGTGCCAGCAGAGACGCTGCAGGTTGATAGTGATGGGGATCCGAATGGGAGGTTGGAGCGATGAACCAAAACGAAATCCTGAAGATCGCTGCTGAGGCCGGAGCGTTCTGGGAGCTATCGGAGACGCCAGAAAAAGATATGGCTTTTCTGATGCGCTTTGCAGAGCGTGTTGCAGCTGCTGAGCGTGATCGATGCATCCTGATCCTGGAGCGCCTGCACGAGCGATCTGGTGGGCAGTACAACTATTACTTGCACGCAGCCAAAGTGCTGAAGGGGGAGATATGAAATTCTTCTGCGTGATGCTAAAGCGCCAATTGGTGACACCGCGCGGTTACACAAACTTCATCGCCACTCGCTCTCTTGGTCGAGCGAGATATTTTGCCAAACGACTGCCGCGAAAATATCGGCAGATTGATGTGCGCGATGGGCGTAGGAAGTATGTGCTTGCATGGAGTTGGCTATGACTGAACTGTTTTTCTACGGGTGGGCAGTCGGCATTCTCACTGGCTATGTGATCTGGGCGCCTGAGACGCGGTTCAAGCGGAACTTCGTTGATGGACTGACGTTGCGATTTTTGTGGAGGCGGCGATGAGCCTGATAGAACGACTTCTATGCGCGGTTTTGGGTCACAAGTATGTGGTGCTTCGAGTGTTTAATCCCGGCGCTCGGCAGGTTGGTTGCACCAGATGCAATCGGCAGTGGGCCATGCATGACGGCACACGGTCGTTTGTTCCGTGGGATGGTGAGTTTGAATCTATGTACCGACGATTTGGAGAATGGAAATGAGCGCACTAAAACCTGTAGACATCCCCAACCAATACAGAGAGGCCGCACAAGAAGCGTTGCAAGATGTGATGGACGAGAACCCAGACACGGTGATTATTCTGTCGTTTTGGAAGGACCGTGGTCAGTTCAAGATCAAGACATCTATGGTGCCTGATCGTCTGATGTTGATCGGTGCGATAGAGGAAGCCAAGGCGAAGGTCATTTCGGATGGGTACGCGCCATGAGCATCGCGGTCATGAAGCAGGCGCTGGAGTTTATTGCTGGACTGGGGCGCAATCATTGGGGTAACCGCAGAGCGGTGATGGACGCCCTCCGCGCTGCCATCGAGCAGGCTGAGAAGCGCCAATGGGTCGAACTGACGGACGACGAAGCGCGTGCTCTAGTTAATCGAGCGACGTTCGGCGATAGAACCAACTGGCAAGCGCTGGTTTACATGATCGATGCAAAGCTAAAGGAGAAGAATGCGTAAAGACCCGATCACTGTCGATCAGATCGCTGGACGGATGATAGAACTCGTCCAGCAGCGCAACAGTCTGTCGAGAGATGACCTGGAGTATGTCGTTGAGACAATC